ATTGTAAGATGTTGTTGTATTGATTGCCGCCTTTTGCCACAATTCAAAATAACTTCTCTCTCTCATAAATTTATCCAAATAAAATGTTGCTGTTACATCACCTGTTGTAAAATCATAAACAATATTTCTTTTCGGTGCATTTCCGTGTCTAACTTCTTTAGAAACTATTTCTCTTTCTGGCATACTAATATTAGAACAAAATGCTCTAACTCGTCTACCATTTGCCTGTTGAACAGAAAGTAAATCTCCTTGTGATGGAAAATGTTGTTTCTCATCCATTGCTGCTGATGTATCTCCTACAGCATCTGGTCCAGTAAAAGGTGAGTTAAAAACTCCTCTAGGTAATTGAAACTCAGCATAGTATCTTGCCTTTCTAGCAAAACCTTCTGCCTCATTTATATAAGATTGAAAACGACCAAGTGTAGTTTCAGGATTACCACCTTGTACTCTTTTGAGTCTAGGATCACCAGTTACATTGTCTAGTGATCTATCTCGTGGAATACCGATACGAACATCCATTCCACCAATTCTTTTTCCGCCTCTTAATATTGCCATTACTTTTTATCCTTCCACGCTTCTGGACATATTTTTTTCATTGCCTCTATAATTTCTTCTATTGTATATGTCATTAATATGGACTCCCTTTTACAAATCTTGCCACAGGTAAATATACTGCCAATGCTGCCTCATCATATTCAATTCTTAAAAAACTTGACCTCACGTGAGACCACAAATATTTCTTAATTGCTCTTTTTGCTAATGGTATACCTTTTACTCTATCATAACTAACATCAAATCTATTTTGCCTAGATATTTCTCTACCCCTTGTAGAAAATCTTTGTAGTCTTTCTAACAAACTAAATCTAGCAACAGGTCTTAAATAATGAAAATTAAGACCTGAAAATCCACCTGGTATTCTTTCTAAAGGCAACACTAGTGGAAATCTATCATAATATGGTAATGTCTTTTTATATTTAGGGTCATAAAAATACATATTTAAACGACCAATACTTGGTCTTCCATTTAGTTTACCAGACCTCATAAGTCTTCCAGCAGTTGCTCTATCTGCAATAGAAGCAACAGCATTTCTATACCAAGCGGCAGTTTTTCTTATACCACCTGCCTTATCTACTAATGGGTCTAATATACTATTTGCCATATGCTATATTTATAATGGAATTGGTAATTTGGCATAAAAAAAGGGCGCCATAGTTACCTAGGGCGCCCTAAAGTATGTTCTACCAAGAGAGAGAGTATTACTCGCTTTCTGCTAACTTACTAAAGTATGACATTGTATCGTCATCATCACTAGCGACTGGCGAGTCTTTCATACTTTTTACTGAACCATTAGTTGCAGGCGGGAGGTCGGCAACGGCAACGGTTTCAGTTTTTCTAGCACCTGATAACACCCTATTCAGTTTCTCTTTGAGTTCCTCATAGGTTTTAAAATTATCTGCTGCTAAAAATGGTTTCAAGGCGTGTTGTGATGACCAGATTGTTTTAATCTTTGCGTCATCATTAGCAATTGCTGAAACGCCTTCAAATTCAGATTTATCATAGTTCCAGTAACCATCAACTTTTCTGATTTTCAGTTTAAAGTTTGCACCTTTCCAAAAATCAAATGGGTTAATAGGCGCTTCGTCTTCAAAAGCAGGTTGCATTGCTTCTGTTATCTTATCAAATATCTTTTTACCAAATTTGTATAAGAACACTTTGCCTTCGTTCTCTGGATGTTTAGGATCGCTAACAACAAGAATATTAGCATAATATGATAATTTTCTTTTTCGTTTTCTAGCGATTTCTTTATCACTATCAACACCTGTATTCCAAAGTCTTGTGTTTTCTTCTGACACAGGATCCTTATGATTTAATGTTGTTAATGAGTTTTCAATATACCAACCACCAACATCTTGGAATGCATGTGACCATACTCTTTGCCAAGGTAAGTCTTCACCTTCTGGCGCTGGTAAAAATCTAATTACAGCATAACCGTTACCAGTTTTATCTAACTCTGGTTTCCAAAGTCTATCGTCTTGATACTTGTTTTTGTTTGCTTGATCCTCGGGACCGAGGTTCTTTTCAAGTGCCTTTGTAATCTTATCAAAGTTACTTGATGATGATTTTAATGTTTCAAAATCCATATGTATTATCTCCTTGTATTAACATATTCGTTGTATTTGTGTACCCTATATTATCGGGTTCATTATTATTTATACACTCATTATGTTCATAATAACATTATTTGAGCATATTGTCAAGTGTGGTATAATCTATGTACTTAATATTTGATAGATTTTTCCACTCTTCAATCTTTCCATTTACCTTATCTCTACCATCATTATATCTATTGACTTTATAGAAACGTATGTCTGGATACCATTCCGCTAACATCTTCCATTGATTAATCCAGTTAATAGCTGGTGTTGGACTGTTATCTTTGGCTGTATAATGCTTGGTACTCTTGTATATATTGTTAATCTTATCATTATGGCTATATAAATCGTGTCCTATTATATACACTTCACAAGGTTTCTCTCTTTTAACTGCAACTAAACCAGAAGAAGGACCACAAGCCCAACCGTGGTCTCTAGGGTCGCTTATATCGTCTATTGAGTGTGAGTAATCTGGTTCTTTTATCCAACTGACTTTAACTGTTGAATTAAGGATATTTTGTTTAGTAACTGCACCATCTTTTTTTAATATACTCACTACACCTTTTAAATTAGCACCGTGTAAAACATATTCTTTACTATCGCCACGTTCATTACTGACTATACCACCAAGGTTCTTTGCTAGTTCTAAATCTTCTTTAGGTACTCCACTTTCCATAACTGCGTCATATGATTGAGTAGGTACTTTAGTCCAATTTCTAAAATAACAAGGTATCTTTTGTGCCATACCAGCGTGGTATATTTCGTGGACTATGCCGTGGTCTACACCAGTTAACACATCACATAAGTTCGGATAATCTCTATAAATGGCATTGCAACCATATATCTTACCAAATTGTTTATACTTATTTAAATCTATACCAATTCTACTTTCACCATTACCAATACAGAATACTCTAGCAGACCTTTTTTCTTTTTCTAGTTCTTTTATCATTTTATAATAATCGTCAGCGTCTTTATCAGTCATTATCATATTAAAGATAGTTAAAGTTTATATTAACTCTCCGTGGTTGGTCTGTTGTGTTTGTACTACAATGTTCAAAAGTTGGATCAAAAAAGATTGCTCTATTAGCAATACTATCAATTTTAGTACCGTCTTCAAGTTTTGTATATCCATCGCAAGTGTTTAAACAGAATAGACACGTCTTATATGGTAGTTTACTAGGTGGAAAATCTTGGTGCATACTATGTTCAATAAATTTATTTTGATTTGGATATGAATTTATTTTTACTCTTACTAAAGTTCTCAACTTAAAATCATCATCACGTTGAAATAATTTATTCAAAATTGGATCCATTAATTCAAAAGATGTATTAAATGTTGGTCTATCATTATCATATAACATATGCATATTAAAAAATTGATTACCTATTTGACCTCTTTCGGATTCTTTTACTATTGTATCATAGTAGAACCAAGGAAAGTATCTACCCATTACCTTTGATTGTATGTCTTCAAAATCTTTCTTATCTAAAAAATTGTCTATTACTATATGTTCCATTAAAAATAGTTAAAGTTTATATTAACTCTCCTTGTATCATTTGTTGTATTTGTACTGCAATGAGGAATACTTGGATCAAATAATATTGCTCTATTTTCTTTACTATCAATTTTAACTGAATCTTTTCCATTATCTATCTTGGTATATCCATCGCAAGTGTTTATAGCAAATAAACACGCCTTACGGTTTAAACCACCCTTACTCGGCCAATCTGTATGCTTAGTATGTTCTCTAAATGTACCTTGATTTGGATAGTTATTAATTTTTACTCTTATTAAAGTATTCATACGAAATCTAGGGTCATCAAGTTTCATTAACTCACCCAAGACTGGATCCATTAGTTCAAAAGAATTCTGAAATGTTGGTCTGTCATTATCATATAACATATGCATTGAATAAAATGTTAAATCTTTTTTATGTTCGTTCTCTCTTACAATTTCATCATAATGAAACCAAGGAAAGTAATTACCCATTATTGTTTTCTTTATCTTATCAAACACCTTTGGTTGTAAGAAGTTATCTATGACTTCATATGTTCTACTTAACTCTTCCATTTAATATTACCTCCATTGCTTCTAATATTTCTTGTATAGTCCACGTGCCGTTTATTTTCTTTTTAAGATTTGAGTTCACTAGTTATAATCTCCTTCATTATTAATTTTGCTTTAGTTCTATTAAA